ATGAGACAAGAAAGAAATCAATTATTGAAAGATTGCGATTTTAGAGTTTTGGTTGATTATCCACATAACAACAAAGAAGCGTGGGTATTATATAGACAGCAACTACGAGATTTTCCAGCAGTTTGGATAGAAGGAACACCCTTTCCAAGTCCTCCTGAATAAAAATATTACTATAATATAAATGAATTGGTCGCACTCCGTGGATAGTTTGCTGGATAAAATAAGATTGAATGCGGTGTATCTTACCAATAGACACATTAACAACCATTTATATTATAAGAATTGTAGTAAGTATTTTGAAATTCCTACTATTGTGTTAAGTGTATTTAGTGGTTCGTTTAGCGTTGGAAGCGATGGATTTTTAAACCAAGAACTTATTAGCATTGTGAGTTGTTCTATTTCTATGTTGATTACCATATTAACTTCAATCAAACTTTACATGAAGATTCAAGAAAATTCTACGCAAGAGCAAGAACTTGCCGTATCTTTTAAGACATTAGCATTAGATATCTTTAAAATATTATCTTTACCTGAAGAAGATAGAGGCATAGATGGATTAATCTATTTAAACAAAATTTATGGCAAATATGTTAATTTAGTAGAAAATTCACAAATATTAAACAAGTTCAACAAAAAAGACCAATTGTTAGTCATTGACCCTAAGTTACTCATAACTAGTTCCAACAACTCACTGACAGACGAAGAAGAATCACAAAGCAAACCAACACATATTTCCAGTTTAGATAGGATACTATAAATAAAATTATTATGTTAATATAATATAAGAATGCCTAAAAAAAAAGATGCCGTGAGTAAAAATGGAATGGTAGATTATTACAAAGTGATGCCTCGTAAATTCTTACTACAAAGTCATAACCCGAATTTCAAAGACCATAAATTGAACTTACCTTTTAGAATGCTTATTATTGGAGGGAGCGGTGCAGGTAAAACTCAAACACTTATGAATCTGATCCGTATTATGAATGGCACGTTTAACAACATACATATTATTACCAAAAACAAAGATGAACCGCTTTACAATTACCTTGAAAGCAAAGTGGATAATGGTTTAACCATAACCGAAGGCATTGACTCTGCCCCAAATTTAGATGAATTTGATAAGAAGGAACAAACGCTAATAGTTATGGACGATTTAGTATTGGAAAAAAACCAAAAGCAATTGGAACAATATTTCATACGAGCAAGAAAATTAAATTGTAGTTTGGTGTATTTGTCTCAATCCTATTTTGGTGTGCCGAAAATGATAAGAATGAATTTAAACTACCTTATTATAAAACGATTGAATACATTACAAGATTTATTTCGCATGTTGCGTGAGTATTCTTTAGGAGTGTCAAAAGAAGCACTCGTGGATTTGTATCAACATTCTATTCAAGACAACAAACAAGATTTCTTGTTGGTAGATTTAGACAGCGAACCCAGTGACCGATTTAGGTTTAACTTTTTAGATGTGTATGACCTAAAAGGCTAAACCCGACGAAAACCCGACGAAAAAACCAGAAATTTACGCAGAATTCATTATATTAAATCCTATTATTTTTTTCTTTGGTTATATTATAATGTTTGTAGGTAATTTTACGAGTGTAGCAGACGAAAGAGCAAAGAAAAAAAACCAAAAGGATGTGTTAAAACTGATGATTCAAAACGAAGCAATGAAAGAGCGAAAAGTAAAAGATTATCAAAATCCATACAATCCCCCTGAAGTTCCTCCACAATATAAATCACGAGCAGAGCGACGAGGAGATACCGCAAAACAAGAACAAGAAGCGATTACCAATTTACAAAGTTTATTTGATTTTGACGTGCGAGGTATAAACCAAATCATGAGCGAAATACGCAAAGTAAGAAACGAAGATGGTCTTATCATTTTCAATGCCTTGTTTCCACAAATCCGTAATCGTATCGTCAATCAAACCAATCCTAATTTATTGACTCCAGAGTTCGTGAGTGACATCATTCGTGAATTTATTATTAGAGCAGAAGATACAAATCCATTGACAAGAGTGGAAGGTGATATAGTGAGTAATGCTTTTGACGATTTAGAAGTAGAATACAATGTAGATATAATTAGTGATTTAATTGAAAAATCTATTGAATTAGGTGTAGATGTGGATAACTTAACAGAAATGAGAGATCTTATGTATCAAATGGACTCTACTATAAAAGACATGAAATCTAACGCTTCTTTAACTTCCATGGATATTGACGAATTATCCAAACGCATATTGACCCTTTATAAAAAATTAGGTGTCCCTTCTTTAGGACAACTACGTAAATTAGAAACCTCTAAAAATGTGGAAAAAGATATAGACAGAATCAATGACAAAGTAAATCCTGATGTTCAAATGTTTGATAGTGTAAAAGAATCTATTATTAGGGACATACGAGAAGGTGATGTAGAACAACGATTGAAACAAGCAGAATCAACTAAATTGAGTTCTAACGCTTCCATTCAAGACATCATAGCAAACAGTGTTGAAGAATATAGAAAACAAGAGCAAATGGCAGAGCAAATGGCAGAGGCAGAACAAATTGAAGAAGACGAATCATCCAGTTCATCTTTATCACTATCCAGTGAAGAATCACTATCCCAAGAAATGATGTCTTTAAACGCAGGTGACATAGCAGACATAGCAACTATATTGACAGAAGGAGTGGAATATAGAACCGACGATGGTGTTAAAGTAATGAATGGTGACAAAATTAGAAAACTATTTGTAAAACAATTAAGAAAATTGTTGAGAGACAATGGTGAATTTTTTGTTGCTTTTAATTCTAAATTTAAAAATGAATTCACAGAAAATGCTAAATTAAACACATTATCCACAGGTAAAGAACCGCTTATGGAAACCGCAATAGAAGTGTTGGAAAAATACGTTCAAGCAAAACAAGAAAGTAAATTGGATAAAACGATTAATTTGTCAGGATATAGTCAAACCAAAATAGGTGATGATTTATTTCCAGCATTTAATTATCCAGAAGTCATGAAAAGAGGTTTCGGTATGAGACAACATAAACATAATGAGGAATTAGAAGCACAAGCACAATTGAACTCCATGCCTCGTGTAGCCTTTCAAGTGAAAAAAAAAGGACGACCTCCAGTGAAAATTGGTAAAGGGATTGATGTTGCGATTCCACAAGATACTTATAAAACATTTGGAAAACATTTGATTCATTATCCTTCTTTAAGGGATGATTTCAAATTATCTATAAAATACCCGTCAAGGTCTAAAAATGTAGGCAAAGTCAAAGTGGTTTCACCAGAATATCGTGAATTACTTATGGATATGTTGGAACGAGGAGTATTGAGTGATAGAATGTATGACAAATTAGTAAATGAAGAAAAAGAACACTTCAACCAAGCCGTAAAAGCATCAGGACTCATGGAAACGATTAAATTGAAACCAATACACGAAGACAAAAAAGATTTAGTAGAACGGTTCAAAGTATTGCGAGGCCAATTTATTGCTGGTAACAACGCACCTACACTAATTAAAGAATTACGTTCTGTGATTTTGCACTTCATGGAAAAGGGACAAATTCAAAAACAAGACGGTTATGATTTACTAAAAGAATTGTCTGCTGTTGAAAAATAATTTCTATCAATATAATATAATGGGAAAAACAATTATATTAAATACTTCTAATATAGTGGAAAATTCAAACAACACTAAACTTGTATATAACTTTCCAAGCGGTGGATTCACATTTAAAAACGATATGATTGCTCTCCAATCTGTGTATCAATACTTTAGCATTTTCAATATTACAAGTGATTATGGTAACAATAGTTTTAGTTATACATGGTTTGATGGGATTGAATATTCAATCACGATTCCAGATGGTTATTATGAAATTAGCGATTTAAATTCATACTTCCAATCCATCATGATTGCCAACACACATTACATGACGAATTCTGCGGGGCAATTCATTTACTTTTTAGAATTTATAGTCAATACTTCAAGGTATGCCGTTCAAATAAATTCATATCCTTTAGACACTACTATTCAAAGTTCAAATGGTTATATATTACCAAGTGGGGCATCGTGGTCTGTCCCTACTACTTCCACTTTATCACAATTCAATATCAACACAACAGGATTTGGTGAAGTTTTAGGGTATGAAATTGGTTCGTATCCTTCTAATCAAACTGGTTCAACCACTGCCAGTTTTTTAAGTAGTGTTGCTCCACAAATAACTCCATATAGTTCCATATTAGTGTCTTGTAATTTAGTCAATAACAGAGCAATTATTCCATCTAATATTTTAAGTAGTTATACTCCTTTAGGAACAAGCATTGGTAGTTTATTTAAATTTGAACCCAACTATTTACAATTTGCGGATGTGGAAGACGGACAATATACCCAATTGGTTTTAGAGTTTAGAGACCAATTAAATCGTTCTATTATCATACGAGACCCTAATATGTTGATGACTTTATACACAGAAACGAAAAATAAAAATATCT